AGGCTTCCCCAGCCTTAAGGAACATTGCCACATTGTACGCGCTACTTCCAATCATGGAAAAATGCCGTTTGCAAAGATTGGCGGAAAGAAGCTTACTAAGTATAAATCTGGTACTAAGTTGACAGGGGAAGCAGCTAACACGCAGGATATTAGCTACAATATCGAGAACTACGGCGCGTTAGTTCCGATTGCCAACGACTTACAGGAAGACGAAGCTGTTAATATCATCCAGGATGTTATTAAGCCGGATTTTGCGGAAGCTGGCGTTAACAGCGAAAACGACGAAATCTTACAGATTGTCGAGGACAACGCTACAGACAAGTCTACAGGCGTGACAGACTGGCGCGGGGTTAAAAAGGTAATCGACGGCGTATTACCGACACTTCGCGCAAAGACTGTAGTTATCACAAACCTTACAGGTTATGTATATTTGCAGTCCCAGGAAGATAAGAACGGTAGAAACCTGGATTTAGTAAAGACCGTAAACGGTAAAGACTACTTCCAGAACCGCCAGCTTATCACTTTGAGCGACGAAGCGGTAACAGCAAGCGCGACCGGAAAGGTAGTATTTTATGTAGTTAACCTGTATGCGCTGGTTAAGTTCTTTGAGAGAAAGGGCTACACAGTGTCTACAGATAAGTCTGTATTCTTTGAATCTGACGAAACAGCACTTAAGGTACAGGAACGCTTTGACTGTGAGAAGTTGGACGACAGGGCAGACTTCAAGGTAGAATTTACCCCGGCTGCCTAATGCGTCCCGGAAGGGGTAGGAAATGGCAGCAGAATTATTAACGCTTGAACAGGCGAAGAACTATTTAAGGGTAAGCTACGACGAAGACGACGAGGAAATAAGCGGGCTTATTTTGACAGCCGAAGCCTATATAGATAGTTGCGTAGGCACTAGATATAAGGATAAGGCGAACTATGAAAACGACGAAGAATACGAAAAAGGGCGGAGAATCGCCGCCCTTCTTCTAAAGAAAATCGTAAGCGATATGTACGAAGTGCGTTCTACTACGGTAGGAAGTAACACGAAAACCGATAATATCACAAAAACCATATTAGACAAGCTGGCGAATGTGGGGGCGTGATTATGTATTTAGTAATTCAAAAGCGTAAAAAGACAGTAGAAAAAGGAAGACCAGTAGAAACCTGGGAAGACTATCATAAGTGCTGGTGTGATGTAAAGAGCCTGTACGGAAAAGAGTTATATAGCGCCCTGGAAGCAAAATTAGAAAACGTAGTAAATTTTGAAACCAGGTTTTGCTTAAAATTGGAAGCCTTAAATACAAAGGAATACCGGGTTAAATGGGGCGAAAGGATGTTTAACATTATCGCGGCAGACTACGGAAAGTATAACCGTAGAAAAATCGTGATAAAGGCACAGGAAATAGTATGAGTTTTGATATTTCAATGGAGTTTTTAGGGCTGAATGAAATGCAGAAGGAAATAGAAAGACTTTCTACGGAATCAGAACTAAAGGCACTAAACAAGAAAATCATAAAACGGGCTGGCGAAATCGGCTTACAGGAAGCGGAAGGACAGATACGGAAGAAAGCATACAGCAGTAACCCTATGAAATCCGGCAGAAAAGGCAGCAGAACCGGACAGCACGCGGCGGACAATGTACCGAAGAAGGGAACGACGCAAAGCGGGAATTATGGAGAACTGGTGGGATGGGACAGGGGCGATACTTCTCCGTTCTTTTATATGAAATTCCATGAATGGGGTACGACCATGCACAAGCCTAAACATTTTATGTTAGACGCAGCAAGACCGACATACCAGGCACTAAAGGAAATTGCAGAAGAAGAATACGAAAAGACATTAAAAGAAAAGCTGGGGGAATAAGCATGGCACTTTTGAGCGAAGAAGAAAAAGAACAGCTTAATAGAGTTCTGGCGGAATACCCCAACAGTGAAGACCTGGACTTAACCGCATTTATAGCGGAAGTGATAGGGATAACAGGGGTACACACGGAAGAAGGCTGGTATAACCAGGATATAAACGATACACACATAACATTTTATTTTATGAGTGATGAAGATATAGATTTTAGTGAAGACACAAACGAAAACGAAGAATATTACATACAGGTTGATATATGGAGTAAAGAAGACTGCTTTAAGCTGAAAAAGAAGGTTAAGAAGCTGCTGAAAAAGGCGGGCTTTACCTATTTTACCGGAAACGACCAGTACGAAGTAGAAACAGGAATCTACCATAAAGCAGCGCGCTTTTACTTTTCTATGAATGTGGAAGGAGAAAAATAAAACATGGCAACAGTAAAGGAAAATAAAGAAACCATTACCAGAAGCCGCCTGGTAGGCTTAAAAGACATTTGCGTAGCAGCAGTCACAACGAACGATGAAGACGTATACGCGGCGGAAGTACCCGTAAGACTTGCTAAGGCAATCGCAGCAACAGTAAAAGATACCTTTAGCGTCGAGTATACCTACAGCGACGACGAGGTAGAAGACACCGTAGAGACATACGAAAAAACAGAAATCGAATTAGAGGTAAACAGATTAACGCCGGGAGACTATGCGTTACTGTTTGATACTCTTTATAAATACGGCTTCCTGGCAAAAGCGGAAGGGGATAAGGCAAAAGAAGTAGCGTTAGGCTTCCGGGCAAAACAGGGGAACGGCAAGTACGAATTTAGCTGGTACTATTGCGGAAAAGCGGAACACCCGGACGTTACATACGAAACGGTTAAGGACAAAAAGACAGCCCAAACAATTAAGATTACCTTCACTTTCTACGCCAGAAAGAAAGAAGATACTATTGAGGGAGAAAAAAAGAAACTTTACGCCCTTATCGTGGACGAAAGTAACTTACTGGAAGAACACACGACAGCAAAAGAAGCTATCGCTACATGGTTTAGCGAAGTCCAGGAGTATAAGGAAGTACCAAAAGCAGCAAGCGAAACAGGACACTAATAAAATGCGAGGGTGTCAGAATCTGACACCCTTTACAGAAAGGGCTATATTATGAAAATCAGCTTAAACGGCAAGGAATACGAAAGCGGAAAAATCACAAGAGAAAAATATAGAAAATTTGCGGAAGTATACGAAATCCTGTTAGGAAAAGAGAAGGAAGCGCAGACCTTTAGCGACGACGACTTAGATAGCATGATAGAAGCTATTGTACTGGTGTTTGGGAATCAGTTCACTTTTGAGGAAGCAGACGACGGCTTAGACGAAATCAGCAGCATTATTCTTAATTTCTCACTTATCAACGCGGAAATTATGAATAATACCAACATCCAGGCAGAGGAAACCGCAAAGACCTTAAAGACAAATATTATTACCGTAGGCGGTAAAGAGTACGAAAGCGGAAAAATCGGGCGGAAGAAATACCGGGCGTTTAGGGAAGTATACGACGACCTGGTAACACAGGAAAAGCAGACATACACAGACGACGACTTAGACCGCATGGTAAAAGCGATTGTAGAAATCTATGATAATCAGTTTACTTTTGAGGAAGCAAACGCGGAACTTACGGACGTATCACAGATTATTTTTAACTTTGCGCTTATCAATGCGAATATTATTAAGCGTTTGGCAGAACAGGCGAAAGACGCAAAAAAAAATTTGAGTTCACAAGTTTAATTGATACCTGTATCAAATGCGGCGGGAAACTTAAGCATTTCTACAGTATCACGACATACGCTTACAGGCGGTACATACAGCTTATGGAGTTGATAAGCAAAACCGAAGACGAAAACGACTTATTATACCTGTATTCTGCTGTTATCAGAATAGTGTTTAATGACAGGATAGAGGAAGAAGAAATAGAACAACTGGACGTAGCAGAAGTTATTAGTACATTTAAGGCGGTAGCCGAAATCGTGGACGCTTCCGTAAATGAAAAGATACGGAACATAAGCGACCTTTTGAGCGGCAGCCAGCAAGTAGAAGACCAGGGTAGCGCCTTTGATGAATACGACCGGGAAAACGGTTATATCGAGGAACATTCCCAGGAAGAAATATGGGAAACGTACAGAAACGCCCTGGATAATATTTTACAGATATGTATTAAGAATATGCGAAACAGTTATAAGGACTGTTTAGAATCGGACTTAAGCGACCTTTTGGACTACGTTGTATTTCAAGTCGAATATGACAGAGAAACGCAAGCGAAGGAGTAAGTTATATAAATGGCTGGTGCTAGTCTACGAATAGGGGCTAATACAAGCGAGTTTACCAGTCAAATGAAGTCAATGCTTACGCAAATGAAGCTTGTAACCAGCGAATACAAAGTAGAAGCGGCACAGGCGAAGGCGTTAGGCAGCCAGACCGATTTACTTAAGGCTAAGCAGACGGAGTTAACGGCTAAGATAAAGCTACAGACGGACGCTATTAAGCTTCAGCAGTCACATTTAGCAGACCAGAAGCAGAAGCTTACAGAGTTACAGGAAAAAGAGCAGAAGTTAAAAGAGAAGGTAGCGGAACTTACCAAGGCTTACGAAGAAAGCGTTAAGACGACAGGTAAAGACAGCGAAGAAAGTAAAAAATTAAAGGCACAGCTAGAGGAAACAGGAGAGGAACACGCTAAGGCGGAAAAAGCGGTTAAGAAACAGGAAGACGCGATAGCAAAAAATACTATTAAGGTCAATGAATCGCGGGCAGCCTTAGCAGACCAACAAACAGAACTAAAACGAACCGAAGAAGAATTAAACAGCACAGGTAAGAAATGGACGGTTTTCGGACAGGAAATAACAGCAGCCGGAAACAACATGGACGAAACCGGGAAGAAAACGGTAAGCCTGGGCGATATTATAAAAGCTAATTTAATATCCAGCGCTATCATAAATGGCGTTAAAGCCCTGGCTAATGGCTTAAAGACACTTGCAACGGCAGCAGTTGGCGTAGGTTCGGATTTTGAAAGCGGAATGAGCCAGGTAGCGGCTACTATGGGAATCACGACAGAGGAAATAGCAGCCGGAAGCGAAGAATTTGACAAATTGCAGAAAGCGGCGAAGGAAGCGGGAGCAACTACGCAGTTTTCTGCAACACAGGCAGCAGAAGCACTTAACTATATGGCGCTTGCCGGATATGACGCGGACAAGTCCATAGAGACGTTACCGACAGTCCTTAACCTTGCAGCAGCCGGGGGAATGGATTTAGCGACAGCTTCCGATATGGTTACGGATAGCATGAGCGCACTAGGGGACGCAGCCGGGACTACGGAAGGCTTCGTTGACAAAATGGCGAAGACTTCGCAGAAAAGTAATACAAGCGTACAGCAGTTAGGTGAAGCGATTCTAACGGTAGGCGGAACTGCTAAGAACCTGGCGGGCG